GGGAATCTGTTGGTACATGGTGCTTTGACCACTTCCAAGACAATCGACACGGGCGATGTGTTCAAGATCGCTAGTGGCTCTCTGACTGTCACCTTTGCGTAATGGCAGATGTTTGTGGCCCATTCACGCTTGAACAGCTAGACCTATTCGGGAGCATCGATAGTCTAGCCTTCTCGCTTGATTCAACCGTTTGGACAGATGCGAACACTTGCATCTTAGAAGCGGCGGCATCCGCATCGGGTGCAGGGTCAGTAAACGCAGTACCCATAGCGGTATTGGCGGGTGCATCGTCTGTCAGTGGTAACGCACAAACACAGATAACTTACATTCGTGTAAGGAACTCAAGCGCATCGGTAAACAGTACAGCGTCTTCTTCTTCCGATTCACAAGTAACTTATGTTTCGAGTGCATCGATTACGGGGCTTGGAACGGTCTCGGGTGACGGGGTAAGGGTAAGGTTAGGCTCGGGTTCGATAAGTGGCATAGCGACCGTTCTAGCGGTTGGAAGCGGCATCTTCTCAAGTGGTGCATCGGTCTCCGGCTCTGCTTCAATTGTTGGTGACGGGTTTAGGGTCAGAGAAGGTGCGGCTAGTTTGTCCGGTGCGGCTACGGTCTCGGCGACTCCGATCAGAATTCGAACCTCAAGCGGGTCGATCAATGGGACTTCTAGTGTCTCGGCTCTCGGTGGGTTGGTCTCAAGTGCTGCGGGTATTCTGAATGGAATAGCGACTGTCTCGGCTACAGCAACAGCGACATTTCAAGCGCAGATGAGTGTTAGCGGGACAGTAACGATTTCTTGCATTGGCATTCGATTGGGTGACAATTGGTCAAATGTTGCGGCAGACACAAACACATGGACAGATGTGAGTGTTGGTGGGAACACATGGACAACCGTAACCGCTGACGCGAATACATGGACAGATGTGGGAACATCGGGAAATACATGGACAGACACTTCAACGAATTCAAATAATTGGTTAAGGAATGGATGATGCCTACTCAAAGAATCTCATTAGGTGAATGGCTCCCAGATCAACCGGGTCTAACGGGGGCATTGACGGTTGCAAAGAACTGCTATCCGGTGACTGCTGGATACGGGGCATTTCCATCTGAGGCTAACTTCTCTGCGGCGGCTGCGGAGGATTTGACCTCATTGATCTACGCCAAAGACGAAAACGGCACTACTAAACTGTTTGCTGCTGGTCTACACAAGATTTATTCTGTGGACTCTGTTGGGGCTTTGACGGGTGTTTTTAGCTTCACGGGTACTTATGCCCAAAGCGGCACGACAACGCTTACAGTGACTTCCATTGCTCACAAGCTGAAAACGGGTGATTCGTACTATCTGAACTTCACAAGCGGCACAGCGGCAGATGGTCAATTCACTGTTACTAAGCTGACTGCGGACACATTCACTGTAACGACCACCTCCGCGACCACTTCGGGCAATGTCACCATTTCTCGGGTGGCTGACGGGTACGACACGCAAGAGGGCCAACGGTTTAGATTTACTTTGTTTGGGAATCAGATCATCGGTACTAACTTTACTGAGAGACTGCAAGTATTTTCAGCGGATGGAAGTTCGTCATTCAAGAATCTGTCAGACAGTGCGCCCATTGCTAAATTCATCACTGTGGTGCGGGACTTTGTGGTCTGTGCCCATTTGGATGAGAGTGGCACGACTCGCCCATATCGAGTGCGGTGGTCAGCGATCAATGATGAGACTGATTGGGTTGAAAGTGTAAACACTCAATCGGACTTTCAAGACATTCCCGATGGTGGTCACATCACGGGCATTCGCGGTGGCGAGTTCGGGATTATTCTCTTAGAGAAGTCAATCTCTCGGATGAGTTACGCCGGAACACCGTTCATCTTCCAATTCGACAACATCTCACGGGGCAAGGGCTGTATCGCTTCGGGGTCGGTGTGTCAGTATCAAGGGCTGACTTTCTTCTTGTCTGATGACGGGTTCTATGTCTGCGATGGGCAGAAAGTCACGCCTATCGGGGCAGAGAAGGTAGATCGCTTCTTCTTCAATGATGCGAATTTGGACTTCACCACAATGTCAGCGGCGGCAGACCCCATCCGCAAGATGATTATGTGGAACTACCTCTCGACTGATGGCACAAGAAAGATGATCGTGTACAACTTCACGATTAGTAGATGGGCGTACATGGAGACCACATCGGATTACATTTCAGACGCATCGACTGCCTCTGTCACGCTTGAACAATTGGATTCTGTGAATGCTTCGATTGATACACTTTTGGTAAGCATGGACTCGGGTTTGTATGCTGGTGGAAAGTATTTCCTCGGCGGTACAGACGGGACACGGGTTATCACATTCACCGGAGCAAACAAATCAGCGGTGCTAGAAACGGGCGACATTGACGCGGGACGCTCGATAGTGATGTTGGCTCGACCTTTGGTGGACAACGGCTCTGCGAGTGTTTCTGTGGCCTCTCGGACGCTTCTAACGCAAAGTCTGTCGTACAGCACAGCGGCTGCGGCTGATACTGATAACAGAGTTTCTCTGAGAAGTTCGGGGAAGTATCACCGGATGCGGATGCAACCAACTGGCGACAATTGGAAGACCGCTTTAGGATTGGACATTGATGTTGTCCAACAAGGAATCCGCTGATGTTTAGGATTCTTCCGTACTTTGGTGGCGACCCGCGCACAGTCGCGGAAATCGTCAATGGAATCATGAACGGCAAGACCAACAATGTCGGGGTTATCACGCTTGCCACCGGTGGGGCGACCACTACGACCATCACTGATAGACGCATCGGGCCGGACAGTATCCTATTGTTGACACCGGTGACAGCGGCAGCTAATGCGGATGCTGTGCCCTATGGGGCATTTCAAGACTCGACAGACCAAACAGCGGCAAACACTACGACTGCTTACGCGATAACCTTTGACACGACTGATTTCAGCAATGGGGTGACGCTATCAAATAGCAGTAGATTGAATGTGGCAAATGCGGGAATTTATAACATTCAATTCAGCATTCAGTTTAAGAACACGACAAACGATTCTCAAGATGTGGATGTGTGGTTTCGCAAGAACGGGACTAACATTGACAAGTCAAATTCTCGGTTTGGTTTAGCCCCTAGACGATCTGCCGGAGACCCACATCACAGCATTGCAGCGTTAAATTTCTTTGTAGATTTGGCGGCAAGTGACTATGTAGAGATCATGTGGAGACCATCAGATACGGGTGTATCAATCGAACATTACACGACAAGCACAACCCCAACCCGTCCCGCTGTGCCCTCTGTGATTGCTACATTAAGCTATATGAACACATCATCAACCGCAAATGTGTATGTGAGTGCAAGGGGCAAGGGAACCGCAACGCTGACACATTTTGCAAACTCAACCGCTGACAAAACATTTGGATATGTGATTGTTGGCTGATACAATGACTCTAGTGGATGACCCCGCCGGAGTCCTTTTAATGAAAGGATAAGTCATGGCAACGCAAATGCAGACCTCTACGACCACAACGGCTGTAGACCCCACTATTCAACCATATCTGACTTTTGGGCTGTCTGAGGCACGAAAGCAGTACGAAGGTGGTGGCCCTCAGTTCTACCCCGGTCAAGGGTATGTAGGCCCATCCACTGCCACACAAACCGCACTTCAAGCCCTACAAGCAAGGGCAATGGCTGGTAATCCTCTGCTGTCTCAAGCGCAAGGCAATGTAAGTGGGATGCTCTCGGGTGACTATCTCGGCGGTAATCCATTCTTTCAAGGCGCATTCCAACCCGCTGCGACTGCGGCACAGACTGCATTCCAAAAGTCTATTGGTGACATTTCTTCCGCTGCTTCCAAAGCCGGACGGTATGGCTCGGGTGCGATGGGTGATCTTCAAAGTCAAGCTGCTGGAACCTTTGCACAAAAGCTGGCAGACACTGCGGGTAAGTTGTCCTACGAGAATTACGCTCAAGAACGCCAAAACCAAATGAGAGCACTCGGTATGGCTCCGGGACTCGCAGAGGCCGACTATGGCGACATAAACAAGTTATTGGGTGCTGGTCAACTCGGTGAGGGTTATCAAACCTCTGCGCTGCAAGCTGATATGGCGCGGTACAACTTTGAGCAAAACGCACCACAAAAGAATCTAACGAATTATCTGAATATGGTTTATGGATTCCCTGCTGGTCGGACACAGACACAAACCACACCGTATTACACGAACCCCACCGCTACGGCATTGGGTACGGGTTTGCTCGGGCTGAATCTGTACAACGCCGGAAATCAAGCAACCGGAGGCGGGTTAACCAATTTCTTCAAGAGTGGATGGAATACATTAACGGGTAGTTATGGCAATCAATTGTTTTCGCCATACGACTACGGCGCACAGAACTACCAAGTCGATGAGAACTTCTCATTCTGATAGCGGAGCATACTAATGGCACTACTTGACATTTTCGGCACGACTCCATCCTACTACGGTGGGCTATTGGGTGAGGACGAGTTAAATCGCGTCCGGCAACAAGCCCAAAATCAAGCACTGCAAAACACTGCATTGGCTCTTTTGCAAGCTGGCGCACCGAGCAGAACGCCGGGGAACGAAGCACTCGCCATTGCTCAAGGTCTAGCGGGTGGTCAGCAAGCCTACAGACAGACAATGCAAGAGGGCTTGAAAGACAAGCTGCAAGAGATGCAGATTCAAGACTTCATGCTCAAGCAACGCGAAGCATTAGCGCAAAGAACGCGACAAGAGCAAATGCGTCAGATGTTCCCGCAAATCTTCACGCAGACAGTCACTCCCGAACAGCAAACAATGTACGGCGAAGCGGCTCGGGTGGTTCGTGACGATGAAGGTAACTTAATGCCGGGGGCACAGATTACCCCTGCACAGCGTCAAATCAATGTAGATGTTGACAAGCTAAAAGCATTGTCTATGCTGTCAAACGACCCTTTGTCTACATTCTTCAACATTGCAGAAAAAGTCCCCGCATTGCGTAAAGCCGGATTCATTGGCGGTATGCAGCAAGAAAACCCATTTACTGTATTTGCAAAGGATGAGACCATTCCCGCACCGTTACGGGCTGTGGCGGCTCAGTACGAGAAAAGCTATGCAACGGGTCAAATCGATCAAGATACTGCTGACAAGCGATTAGCAGAACTCGGCACACGGGTGCAATCTGCTCAAGATCGCGCACAGTCACAAGCGGGAATTGAATCGCAACGAGAGGTAGTAAACAAACTTCAAGAGCGAATGGCAGACTTGAAAGAGCAAGGGCAAAAAGATACACAAATGTATCGTGACATGATGGCTAACCTTGCTGGTCAACAATTCCAATTGCAAAAATTGTTGGCTGAACCAAAACTCGCGGCTGCACAAGAGAAGGTCGAGCAAAAGGCAGAGGCTAAAACTCAACTGACAGACATTGTTAGTGACCTTGCAACCAAGTATAAAAAATTGCGTGATTTGGGTGCAATTGTTAGTTCAACCGATGAAGGTTTAGGGCTTGAAAACGCTAGAGCAAGATTATCCTCATCCGGTTTTGGTCAAGCGTTTGGGAGTGCATTCGGTACAAAGGCTCAGACTGAACGCGAATCTATCGAGCAAACACGCCCTCTGTTGCTGAACTTGATTAAGAATGCAACGGGCATGAGCGCACAGCAAATGAACTCAAATGCTGAAATGCAACTGTACTTGAATGCAGCAACAAATCCCAAACTTAGCTATGAGGCCAATATGGATGCTCTGCGCCAATTGGATAAATTGTTTGGTATCGGTACTGTTGCAAAGCAGATAGAAGAAGAAAAAAAGAATCCGAAAAAGCCGAGTGGCGCTACTAGAAGTGGGTGGTAATCATGGCAGACATAACCCTACGCTTTGATGATGGTACAACTCATGTATATGAGAATGCGCCCGACTCTTTGACGCGAGACGATGTTTTAAAACGGGTTGCCACTGACTTCCCTAACAAGAACATTGCCGACATTAAAAGAGAATCGTTTGCTGAAATGGGTGCGATGGATGTGGCTACAAAAGCAATCCAAAACTTCCCATCTTCAACAGCAAAGATGGTCGGAGATATTGTTTCTGCAATCTCAAGCCCACTGCAAACGGGTAAAGCAATCTTAGATGTTGGTGCTGGCGCACTGCAAAACATCTTGCCGGAGAGACTTGTCCAAGCAATTGGCGAAGATAAGGCTTCCCGCGATGCGGCTAATGCTGTGGGACAGTTCTATATGCAACGCTACGGCAGTCCCGAAGCTGTCAAAAAGGTTATTGCACAAGACCCCGCCGGATTCATGGCAGACATGGCAACCGTCTTGACGGGTGGTGCTGCGGCTACTGCAAAGATGCCTCAAGTGGCTGGCGCTTTGTCAAAGACTGCATCTATGGTTGACCCTCTGTCGTTGATGTACAAAGGTGCTACGGGCGCAACAAAGGCCATTGGCGGCGCTGCTGAAAACATCTTAGGTGCAACGACCGGAGTGGGCAAAGAAGCAATTTCACAAGCCTTTAAAGCTGGTGAAGAAGGTGGGCAACGAGCAAAAGAGTTCACATCTAATTTGCGCGGCTCTGCCAACATGATGGATGTTTTGGACATTGCAAAACAAAATCTTGAGCAATTGAGAATTGATCGAAGCAATGCCTACAAAACCAACATGGCGAACATCAAAGGTGATAAGTCAATTCTTGATTTCAAAGGCATTGACAAAGCACTGAATAACGCAATGAATCAAGTGTCCTACAAAGGGCAAATCAAGAATCAAGCTGCTGCGGATGAACTGGCAAAAGCACAAACTCTGATTGAAGATTGGAAGAAGCTAGACCCTGCTGAGTACCACACGCCCGAAGGCATGGATGCTCTGAAACAAAGTGTTGGGCAGATTCTTGAAGGCTTAAAGCCGAGAACCACACCGGACACTGTTATCAAAGGTGTGTACAACTCAATCAAGAGTGAGATCAATTCACAAGCCCCGACATACTCTAAAACGATGAAGGCATACACAGAATCATCGGAGCAGATCAAAGAGATTGAACGGGCTTTGTCATTGGGCGATAAGGCATCTGCTGACACTGCAATGCGTAAGCTACAGTCATTGATGCGAAACAATGTCAACACAAACTATGGTCAACGCTTGCAATTAGCACAAGAGTTAGAGCAAGCCGGTGGTCAACAGATGATGCCTTCACTTGCCGGACAAGCAATGCAAGATTGGATGCCAAGGGGCATTCAAAGAGCAACCGCCCCATTGGGGGTAACGGGCTTGTTTTCTGTTGGTGGCCCTGTTGCTGCTGTAACGGGTGCTGCGGCATCTTCTCCGCGATTGGTAGGAGAGGCGGCTTATGGTGCTGGTAAAGTCTCCAAAGGGCTGCTAGACATAAATCAGTTAACGCCAACACTTGATTACCCTACACTCTTGAATATGCTGTATCAAGCCGAGCAAACGAAAAATATCCCGTACATTGAACTGCGCGGAATGGCTCAACCGGACTAAGGACTAAATCATGCCAAAAGTAAAAATCAGCGAGTACAGCGCGACCGCTAACTCAAACACAGATGTAGCGTCAATTAACATTGATGAGGGCTGCGCCCCGAGTGGCATCAATAACGCCATTCGTGCGGTGATGGGCCATCTGAAAGACTTTCAGCAAGGAACCTATGGAGACCCGTTTAATGGGCCGGTGAATGGTACTGTGGGTGCAACCACTCCGGCTTCGGGTGCTTTTACTACTCTGTCAGCAACTGGCAATGTGACGCTTGGGGATGCCAGCACAGACACGCTCAATGTGGGTAACGGCGGTTTGATTAAAGACTCAAGCGGTAACTTGGGCTTGGGTGTTACGCCTAGTGGCTGGAGTTTGGGAAGAGCCTTACAAGTTGGCACAAATGGCGATGCATCCTTGCTTGGTTTTTCCAATAGTTCATACCTTACCTCAAACGCATATTTTGCGGGTGGGTGGTTATACAGAACTGCCGCTTCTTCCGGTATGTATCAAATGGCTGGAAATGTTCATTCTTGGCATATTTCTACTGGCACTAACACGATAGATACAAGCACATTATTTTCCCAAGCAATGACCCTTGATGCAAGCGGTAACTTGGGTGTTGGGGCTACTGCACTATCTGCATCTTATCGGCTTACTACTGATGGTGGTCGTGTTTCGTTCACAGGTAATTCAGATGGTTTGAATTTGTATATGCGTTATAGCAGTGCCACTGCGGGGGCGTTTATTGGTTCTCCTGCCGCCAACGCATTTGCAATTGCAGATAGCAATGGTACACAGCGTATGTACCTTGACGCAAGCGGTAACTTGGGATTGGGTGTTACGCCTAGTCTTTCAACTTCAAACTATCGAACTTTGCAAATTGGCAACTCCGCAACATATAGATTTAGTATTTTTGGGCAACGAGTTGCTGGTAATGCTGAAACATTTGTTGGGTGGAATGCGTACGGTGGAAGTAATACAACAACTGTCGGAACGGGGTATTACTATATAAACACGGGTGATGCCTCAACTTTATATACCCAGACAGATAATCATCGTTGGTGGACTGCCCCCTCTGGCACAGCAGGTAACGCCATCAGCTTCACCCAAGCAATGACCATTACGAACAGCGGATTATTATTGCAAGGAGCTACATCTTCCACTTTTGGAATGCCGACTATTGGCGGTGCATCTTTTAAAGCATCCAATACAGGAGGTGGTTCTCCAATAGTTGAAATTGGCAATACTGACACAACTACAGATTCTGATGGTTCTCCGGCATTAATGGTTTTTAAAAATAGCACAACAACTGGTACAAACGCTAGATTTATTCAATTTAGTGCAAATGGAACAGGTACAACAATGGGGGCTATTGTTGGTGTTTCTTCTGGACTTTGTGCATTTGCCAGTTTTTCAGACATTAGTCTAAAGAAAAATATTCAACCCCTGTTTGGTTCTTTGGCAAAAATAATTGCTTTAAAACCATCTTCATACGACATGATTGCTGACAATTCCCATGTAAATGCGGGATTGATTGCTCAAGATGTTCAACAAGTTTATCCAGAATATGTTGTTGAAAACATGTCCGATAAAGGAAAACCTATTTTAATGGGCATAACTGGCGGTTTGTCTGGAGGATTTATTGCAGAACTTATTTGCGCCATCCAAGAGCAACAAGCCCTCATCACCCAATTAACCGCCCGTATAACCGCTTTAGAAGGAGCATAAACCATGTCAACAATCGTTTGGAACATTTCCCAACTTGATCGACAAACCTCTGATGGTTTTGTCACAACTGCACATTGGCAAGCAAATGCAACAGATGGGGATTACTCCGCATCTGCTTACAGCACTTGTTCATGGAGTGATGGCACTGCAACCATTCCCTACGCTTCTCTGACAAAAGAAACTGTCTTAGGATGGATATGGGCTAATGGTGTGGATAAAGCGGCTGTAGAGGCTTCCTTAGAGGCTCAGATTGCCGAACAGAAAGCACCAAAAGTTGCAAGGGGTTTGCCTTGGAACTGAATCTCACATTGACCGTTGAAGAAGTTAATAGCCTTCTTCATGTATTGGGCGAACTACCCACCCGCATGAATGCCTATCCTCTATTGATGAAGATCAAAGAGCAAGCGGAGGCTCAGTTACCGAAAGAGCAAAGTGAGTGAAGAAGTGGATAAAAGGTTAGCAGTGCATGAGGCGATATGCGCTGAACGCTACATCAAGATAGTTGACCAACTGTCTGATGGGTCTAAGCGCATGAACAAGATTGAATACTTGCTCTACGCTGTGATTCTTGCTGTGTTGCTTGGCCCCGGCGTAGCTGCTGACTTTGTGAAAAAACTATTGGGGCTGTGAAATTGACCCTCTCACGCTATTGGCGATGGCAAACGGATGCGTTGCTGCCATCCGAAAGGGGTGTGAGTTATACAAAGATGTTAAGGGCACAATTGCAGCGGCGCAAAAGACTGCTAAGGAAGTCACTGCGATTGCAGAGGAGGTTGGTGGGTTCTTTGGTTTCTTCAAGAAGAAAAAGCCTACATCAACTCCCGTTGCTGCGCTCAAGCCGAAGAAGGCAGACCCCGAGATATGGGACGAAGGTCGTGTTGTTGCTGACTTGGCAACGAATCTCGGACAGTTTTTCAAGATTCAACAGCAGTTGGCAGACCACATTAGAGAAGAAGAAGAAAAGTCTAAAAATGTTTATGACCCAAATCAGAACATCATGGAATCTGCTCTTAACCGAGAATTGGCAAAAACTCAGTTTGAAAAGCTATCTAAGGAAATTAGAGAGATCATGGTGTATCAAAGCCCCCCCGAATTAGGGAACTTGTACACCCGTGTAAATCAAATGAGGGTGCAGATCATTGAGGAACAAGAGCAAGCAAGATTGGCACAAGAAAAAAAGATTCGTGAAACAGAATGGCAAAGGCGCAAAGTGATTTCAGCAATTCAAGACAAAGCCATCTACGGGGTGGCTTGCCTAATATTTCTGCTGTATCTCGTTTTGTTTTTCACTTTACTCGTTATGGACAGAAAAGTCAGATGGGGTTTTTAGTCGCTCTAATTGCAATGGTGATTGTGTTCGCCTTGATGCTTCCATTGATTGGCAGTATCTACTATGACACATTAGCTGTGCAGAAAGAAAGCAAAATGCAGATCGAGCGCATGGAGCGACTGCGCCAACAGTTGGAGTATGAACGGCAACAATTGGACAGACTCAAAAATGAATCAAAATAAATTCTTGTGGATTGTGATTGCCATCTCCATTGCGGTGGTTTTACTTATGAGTGGATGTGAGGACAGATACCGCTATGTTTGTCAGAACCCCGATAAGTTTGATCTACCGGAATGTCAAAAGCCAAAGTGCTTATTTACGCAGACTTGCCCCGAGTATCTTGTGGCCCCAATTCTGACAAACAAGATTGAACCCCCAAAGGTTGAAAAGGTTGAAGATGACAAAAAGTAAATACACTCCCGAAGATTTAGAAGTCCGGATTTGGGGCTTTGTGGTGGTGATGATTACCATCATTCTTTTCGGTATCGTCTTTGCACTTCTCTACTCGGTGACTTTTGTTGTCCAACCGATAAAGAGCATGGCCCCCATCGATCAAGCCTACACAAAGATGCTGAACGACATTGTTCTTCTCATTGTTGGCGGCATCGGTGGCATCGTTGGCAAACGCGCTGTGGGGGCCGTTACTAACACGGTAACGCCTCCCGTTGTTACTACCGGAGCATCTAGCCCTATTACCGTAGCTTCTAGCCCTACTACCGCACCTTCCGGTGCTTTGCCCGTGTGGGTCAATCCTCCGCTTAATGAAAGCTGGACTCCCCCCCCTCCCCCCAATACCCCACCCCAACATTTAGAAGCTGATTCTGTGCGAGAAGAAATCGCGGCTGCTCGGCATGAGGTGAAGAATGCTTAACCCGTACTTCATCATTGGGGCGATGATTGCTGTGGGCGGTGCTTACGGCTACGGGCATCATGTTGGATGGGGTGATCGTGACGCTGAAATGCAAGTTGAGATTGCCAAAAAGAATGATGAAGCGCGAGAGAAAGAGCGCGAACTTGCCCAACAATTGAACGACCAATCAACCAAACTTTCGGAGGCCAACAATGTCATCACTCAAAAACAGTCTTCTCTTGATCGTGCTATTCGTGCTGGTCGGCTGCGGCTCCCGTCCACAAGTTGTGTACAAGCCACCACAAATGCCCCCACTCCCACCGGAGATAGCCCAAAAGAAAGAAGTGAACCTAACAGACCGGTTTATGAAACTACTGACTCCGACAGAGCAACCCTCCAAGCAATCGCCGAAATAGTGGCTCAAGGCGACAGAAACACCGCGCAATTGAATGCGTGTATAGACTCGTACAACAAAGTGATGGGGGTGATGAATGCTAACCGCTGAACAACTGAAGAAACTCCACATTGGGGCTGAATGGGTCGATGCACTTAATGAGACATTTGACAGATTCAATATCTCCACCAAACGCCAACAAGCTGCCTTCATCGGGCAATGCGGACATGAATGCGGACACTTCAAGACATTGGAGGAGAATCTAAATTACCGCGCTGAAACGCTCATGAAGCTGTGGGCCAAACGCTTTCCAACTATGGACATTGCCAACCAGTATGCTCGGAACCCTAAGAAGATCGCCAACATGGTCTACTCTAGTCGCATGGGCAACCGTGATGAAGCTAGTGGTGACGGGTATCGGTTTCGCGGTCGGGGCTGCATTCAGCTTACCGGACACGCTAACTACTTCCATGCCGGACAAGCATTAGGAGTAGATTTCGTGATGGAACCCGATCTAGTCGCCACACCAAAATACGCGGCGTTAACAGCGGGTTGGTTTTGGTCTACGCATGACTGCAACCGTCTCGCGGAGGAGGCCAATTGGACGGGTCTCACAAAGAAGATCAACGGCGGGACTATCGGGCTTGACGATAGGATTAACCACACTAATCAAGCATTATCAGTTTTGTCATAACAACTTAACAATAAAACAATCCAATGCGCTAATGATTATTCGCGCAGACACCCGCAAAGATTCAGTACAAGACAGACTTTCTGCACTTCAAAAAATCTGTTTACCGTATGACAGGCCCGATGATACAAATTTTGGGACTTGGTGGATTGCTACTAAAAATGGTGTGGATATTGGTTTCGCGGGTCTTGTTCGCTCTGTGCGGTGGACTGATTGTGGGTATCTTTGTCGTGCTGGTGTTATTCCTTCTCATCGTGGACAAGGGCTACAGAAAAAGTTTATTCGTGTCCGAATTAGACAGGCGAAAGCTATTGGGTGGAAATGGTTAGTTTCTGACACAAGATTCAATCCTGCTTCCGCCAATAGTTTGATAGCTTGCGGTTTCAAAATGTTTGAACCTTCTAAACCTTGGGGTTGCAAAGACACCCTTTATTGGCGAAAGAAACTGTAATGGCTATCACTAATTTTTCTGACGATCAAATCGTTCAAGCTATTCAAAGTAGCGAGTCAATGGACAAAGCAAGCAGGATGCTAAACATTGATATTTCTTCGCTGTATAAGAGGCGCAGACGAATTGAACATAAAACTAAACAAAAGATTGAAGCACCTCAAGCCGATAAGAAAAAACAGTATGAGCATTTGCAAATTTCATTAACCTATCCACATAGCAATAGTCTTGGTATCCTAAACGGGACAGTCATTGTTTTCTCTGATGCACACTTTTGGCCCGGCATTCACTCTACTGCTTACAAAGGTCTTTTGTGGGCCATCAAAGAACTCAAACCCAATGCTGTGATTGCCAATGGCGATATTTTTGATGGTGCTGGAATCTCTAGACACCCCCGTATTGGCTGGAGTAAAGCACCTACAGTCATTGAAGAACTAAAGGCGTGTACTTTGGCGATGGGAGAGATTGAAGAAACGGCTAAAAAGGCCCGTCACAATGTCAAATTGATGTGGCCATTGGGCAACCACGATGCGCGGTTTGAGACCTTTCTAGCGGCTAATGCGCCCCAGTATGAGCAAGTCAAAGGCTTTAGCTTGAAAGACCATTTCCTAAGTTGGGAACCATGTTGGTCAGTATGGCTGAATGAAACCACTGTTGTTAAACATCGTTTCAAAGGTGGTATCCACGCAACACATAATAATACGATGTGGGCAGGTACTAACATTGTCACGGGGCATCTGCATAGCTTAAAGGTAACGCCGTTCTCTGATTACAACGGCGTGAGATACGGCATTGATACCGGAACGCTTGCGGAACCTTATGGCCCTCAGTTTGAGGACTATACAGAAAAAGGCCCACTTAACTGGAGATCGGGCTTTGCGGTGCTAAATTTCCACAATGGCAAGTTACTGCTTCCCGAACTGGTGACAACACACGGCCCCGATTCCATTGAATTCCGAGGCCGCGTGATTCCAGTTACTTAACTTCTTCCGCGTCATCTTCCGCGTCATCTTCATCGATTTCGCTATCGTCAAAAACGATTGGATTCCAAGCACCAGCCCAACCTTCTGACTCTTGGAATTCGACAAATTCCTTGATGACTTCAATGATGTCAAAGTCATGAGTTTCAATGGTAAGTTTAGTGTCAGCCAACCAACCCATATCAATTTCAATCTTGTACATGATTTCTCCTTGAACTGCGGATTGCAGCCAAAGCATATTATGGTTGGCAGATGACACAATTATTTGGAAAATTACTATTGCTAAGAATTCTTTTTAGTCTTGTACCGGTTGACCATTCTGAGGATAGTTTCATGTGAAATGAAGCGATGCCCGTTATAGCACTCCCTTCGTCTAACAAGCATATTCTCCTCAGTCTTAGTATGTTGGACAAACGAGATTGCTTTGCACTCGGGACACTTCATACCGGAGTTATTTGTACTCTTAGGATTCATTGAGGGCAAGCCAAACCATAAAACAGATGACAGACATGGCTAGTGCGATTCCTACGAATCCCAAACCAAAGATGATTAGAACGGTCTCGATCACATAACCCCCCTCATTTCCCAACCGGCTAGAAAGTAGTTCCATCTTGTCGTGATGGCAGAGTTAGTAAATTTCTTACCGTCCCAATGTAGTTCTTCTGCTGAGTAACCTTTGCCCGTCATGAGGGCGATGAATACTTGTCTTGCTTTCATTTCTTCATGTTCCTCACATAAGCTGTAAACGATTGAATAGTGTCTTTGCCAAACGCTAGAGTGCATTTCTCAATGTGTTGGGCGACTTCTTCAATCACTTCATTTCGCGCATTGTTTTCAGCGTATCGGATTATCTGGTGTTTGCGCGACCCTTGAAGACCCCAATCGCCTTGTTTGCGACTGAGTTCTTCAAACGCTTCATCTTCTGGACTCATCAAAATCCAATGTCCTCATCTGCGGGTAAGCCTTCATACTTTGGCTCTTTTGGCTTTGGGTCGTTCATGTATGCCCACCCGTCCCACCCCGCATAGATTGGCATCACATCGAGTTTCAGCATGGGGCCATTCTTTGTGTCGATGACAGACCCAATGCGGATGTATCGTTTCTTTTCTTCTCCCTTTGCGTTGGTGTATGTACCCGCAACTACGGTAACTTCTTTAAGCAGTGCCATTTTTTTCTTTCATTAAAAGTTCAAGTTTTTCGTCAAGGTCGGAGAGAAACTTCACCACTTCGGCATCCATTTCGCTGATTAGCTTCTCGTCTCGCTCGACTCTTTTGGTGAACATTTCCAATCCCTTGAGTCGCGGGTCAAAGGAAACGAAATCACACCATTCTTTTCCGGTACATCTAAGCTGAAACTGAATCTGCTTAATGTACTTTGCGGGGACTTTTTTGTTTAGCAGTGTGTCGATGTGGGTGGAAGTATTGGGACATTTAATCTCAATGATTCCATTGCCCACAATCCCATCGGGTGACGCTCCGGCTTTCTCAATGTCCGGATGACTGATAAACCCCACTTGATCGACCAACACTGAATTAACCATCTCGTAGTGCGCTCGGGCCATTGGCTCTGTCTCTGTCCCCCATTGCATAGCCGAGTTGGTGAACGACTCAGCTACTTCACCCGTCAAACGCTCACAAATGAGTTGGGCCATGTAATCGTCCCTTGACGCACCATAACCCCCCGTTTTGAGTTTTGCCATCACATCTGAGACGCGAGAGGCGGTTACTTTGCCCAAACGGGCGGCGAACCATTCCGGCGAACCTTGTTCCATTACAAACTCGCTTTCTTCAAGTCTTTGGCAACAATGATGGCATTCTTAGCGGCTGCATCATGTCCGGCTATCTTGATGGCCTCAAAGTAAGCTGCCTTCAATTCTTCCTCTGTGGTGGCTGCATCAATGGAAGCGATTAGCGGGGCAATGAGAACGGGCTTCTCGGGCTTTTTGCTTGCAGCATTACCATCATCATCTTCCGGAGCGATGCCACACGCTGCCATGAGGGAACCTCTCCGCGCATAAGTCAAAGCACTCATGTGGCCTTGAGGGTCGGCTTTGCTTGCGGGGAAGTGCAAGATGCCACACTCCAACATCTCGCCGGACTCATGAACGAACATCGTTTCAACCATCACACCGTTTTCACAGTCGTATGACTTTTGAACCAATGCAATACCGTTATCGTTTAAAGCCCCCATAACCGCCTCAACGCAAGCGGAGAGGTCTGCATAGCGTGATTTGAAATGAGGGTTCGTAGAGGTCTTTAAAGCGGGGCCAAAAGCCTTTTGTGCTTTGACCAAAGCTGTAGCGATTTCTTTCATTTGGAATCCTTTGCAATGAGTTCGGTTTGTAGGGTTTTGATTTGGTCACGGGCGTTGTCGATGTGGTTGACCAACATACGAATATGACCTTCCAACATCTGAATGCGGTAAAGCAGTCGTTCAAGTTGATCGGCATCATGTTCACGGTATAAAGTCTCTGATGTTTGTTTGACAGAATTGATGATGTAATCAGCATCCATTAGGGTCTCCAAATGAAACAATCAAGGGCAATCACGATAAGGGCTAAGAGGCTCACCACACGCACTACCTTATCGCCAATGGTCAATTGGGCTACATGAATCTCAATGCAAGCCCCACCTTCCATAGAGTCGGGGAATGCTTCGTTCATGGTGCGGGGGAATTTGGTTCTATTAAGCATGGAAGTCCTCCAACATGGCGATGTGGTGTTTCTTGATCTGTGAATAGATCAGTGCTTGATCTGCTGCGGTCAGTTCGTATGTCACTTCAGTTCCTGCAGGTTCATCTTCAAATGCTTCGGTGGTGTACGCAAACCAATCGTAGACTTCGGAGAGGCCAACAGAATCATCGGCTTCAAAGTAGTCAAACTCGACCGTGAGATAACCGTAGTCGATTGAGTGGACTTCGGTGGTGTAGGCTAGATTTTTCATTTGCTTCCTAAAAGACCCTATGCGTTGTGCTGGGGAATGAATGTACTGTATCACTACATTTAGCACTGTGCATTAGGACTTTCCCTAATGTGCAAAAATACAACATCTAGCACAATGAATCATGTATCCGCATTGCTTTCCCTCTGAGACGCACTACCGTGAATGGGTCAATTACGCCAAAATTGTGGCTGAACCCGTACACATCTGTGAGGACTGCACGAGAGGTTTTCAGAGGGAAATGCTCTTAGAGGAACGGTGCAAACCCTCACCGAAGTGGTGGATTGGAAAAAAAGTTTCAGACCCTATTGCATAGATGTTTGAAGTTGGGTTAAGATTCTCCTCAGACGCTTGGCGGCGTTTCGCAATAGGGTTACACATGCTGTCTGCTGGTATTGCGCCAGTCCGCCAACACCGAAGGGTGAGACAGCAGGTGTAGCCCTTTTTTTTGGGCAAAAAATGGAAATCAAAAATTGGTCTAAGTTCCAACATTTCAAAGACCGAAAGCCACCTTGGGTAAAGCTGTATCGTGATCTGTTGGACGATATCGAATGGCATGAACTTGACCCAAAAGCTGCCAAAGTGTTGGTGATGCTGTGGCTGATAGCAAGTGAGGACGATGGACACATCCCACCCATCAAACAATTGGCTTTTAGGCTAAGAATGTCAGAAAAGGATACCGAAGTATGCGTTTCCAAGCTGTCTCATTGGCTGGAACAAGACGATAACAAGCCGATATCAGAACGATATCAAGATGATGCACCAGAGACAGAGACAGAGACAGAGACAGAGAGAGAGACAGAGTTATTCGTTGAAACCGATACATCGGTTGTCAACCCAAAGCGCATAAGTTGTCCATGTGATGAAATTTTGAATCTTTATCACGAAGAATGCAAAAGCCTTCCACGGGTGTTGATGCTGAACGACACAAGGCGCAAGCATTTGGTAAGCCGTTGGCGCGATGTGGATGCCGAGGATGATTTGAAATCCAAAGAGGAAGGGATAGAGATTTTTCGGCAAATCTTTCGCCAAGTCCACAAATCGGATTTTTTGTCCGGCAGAACCCAAAACCGCAATGGTCGGGCTTGGAAAGCAAGTTTTGATTGGCTGATGATGCCAACCAATTTTTTAAAAGTCGCCGAAGGGCAATACGATAACGGGAGAAATTAAATGTCATTCAAAAATCAACTCAACGAGAAAAAAGACCCAATTGATGAAATTCAACGCTTGATGTGTTCAGTCCCCGGCTGCAATCGCAGATGGTCGGTTGACATGGGTAAGCCTATGTGCAGTCAGCACCAATGGGAGGGGAGCAAGCCCGTTAAGCGCGACCTCAAGGATTTACTGCCGAGCACTCGACCCGTGAAACATTGGCTTGATGAGGAGTTTTGATGAATTATTTTGAAGCACACGAATTGCTGGAGCGAGTCAAGCATGGACACAGACCCCCCATCGAAATCATCAACCGAGCGTTATGTCTCACTGGAGACCTTGACTTCACACTATGCGAATTTAGCGATGACGAAGGGGTGGCTCGACTACACCCGTCAACAAGTCAAGGAACTGAGGGATTCGAGCGAAATGTGGGCAGACCTACCCCGTATGGTGAAGGAACGCATTGATGGACATAAACACGCCGAGAGGACGCGAATCGCTGAAAGCGGAACATAGAGCGATGGAGATATTCGCTAAACACTTTCCCGAATACGAGTATTGCGAAACACCAAAAGACAAACCCGCAGACATTGATGCGATATTGATTAAACAAAATCAGATCATGCGGGTGGTCGAAACCAAATGCAGAGACATTACCATTGAAGAATTTATCGGACGATTTAATTATCAATGGTTGGTGACATTTGATAAACTTGAAAAGGGTAAGCAAATCGCAAAAGCATTATGCGTCCCGTTTACCGGATTTTTATATTTGAATCAATCTGCAATTTTGCTTGTTCAACAAATATCAAACCACATTGGTTATGTGCCGGAGATCACGATATTTCAAACCGCAACGCAGAAAAATATAAATGGTGGTCAGATAATCCGATCTAACGCATATATCGACATGAGCAACGCGACACAATTAAAATGATTCAAATCCATTT